GGCGCATTCAAGGTTATGTGGGGAAGGTGTCACCTATCACGTACGATGAATATTGTGCGAAGTATACGGGACTACGTAGAGCCACGTACCTGAATGCAAAGAAGAGCCTAGAATCTAAACCGTTGTGCGCAGAGGATGCATATTTAAATACTTTCCTCAAGGCGGAAAAATGGCCTGAGGTCAAAGCGCCGCGCGTGATTAGTCCGCGCAGCCCCAGGTTCCTACTGGCGATGGGAGTGTACATACACCCGCTGGAGCACCGCATTTACCGTGGGTTCCGGAAGGTGCTTGGATACCCCACCATCATGAAGGGACTTGACCAGGAGGAGAGGGCGACTGTAGCACACGATCACTGGCACCATTTTACTAATCCTATAGCAATTGGCCTGGACGCATCCAAGTTTGATCAACACACATCGAAGAAGGCGCTGCAATTCGAGCATGGGTTTTACCTACATGCTCATAGTAACTGCCCTGAGCTAGCCAAAATGTGTTCTTGGCAGCTGGTGAATCGGTGTTTTGCGAACTTGGATGATGGAAAGGTCAGCTGGACCACCAGCGGCGGGCGGATGTCAGGGGACGTTAACACGGCCTTGGGCAACTGCCTGCTGTCAGCCACTATGTTAGCTACTTGGGCGAAGCATGCTGGGGTGAGGATAAGGATGATGGTTGACGGTGACGACTGTGTAGCTTTCATGGAGCGAGGCGATTATGCTCAATTCATGGATGGTTTAGCTGCATGGTATTTGAGGAGGGGGTATCGCATGAAGGTGGAAGGGCCCTATACATCATTGCACGAGGTGGAGTTTTGCCAGAGCAAATTTATGATGCTCAACGGCACACCCATCTTCGTGCGTAACCCATTGAAGGCCCTGAACCAGGATCATACGTGGGTCCAAGTCGGCGGGATACATCACAAGGATGTGCTGCAGGCAACGGGTCTCGGTGGTCTTGCCATCTACGGCGATGTACCCGTCCTCGGAGCGTACTACAGGATGCTGGCTGGAGATCGCCAACTTTCCACGAAGGTCCTAAAACGCCTGGATCTTCGCTCCAGCTGGCTTCGGTTCTCGGTGGGCGCGTCAAAAAATTATTCGCCGCCCACCTGTGATGCGCGTGTTGAGTTTTATAGGACTTTCGGCATTCACGCTGCAGATCAGGTCGACCTGGAACGCATTTATTTGCGCACACAGGTCCCGAGCACCTCGCTCTATGATCCTAACCAGATCATCAACGCACAATTAGTTAATGCTAATTATACACCCAGCTTTTTGGCCACATATCAAAAACACTAACATGGCACCCGCTA